GGGCGAAAAGGATCTGTACGGGTCCGAGGACTCTTGATCTTGACAGACGGTGACCGTACGTGACGGCGCGAGGCCGCACGCATAGGAGGAGTGGAGGGGCGCGATGCCACCTCTGCCGAAGCGCAATCCAGCACGACGTAACCGCAGCTCGACCAGGGCGACCCTGACCGCGGTACACAACGTCCAGGCCCCGGACCTGCCCGCCGAGCGCGAATGGCATCCGATGACGCTCGCATGGTGGCGGGACATCTGGGCGTCGCCGATGGCGCCGGAGTACGACGACTCGGACCGGCACGGGCTGTTCCTGCTGGCCGTGCTCGTCGATGACTTCTGGGTCTCGCCGAGCAAGGAGCTGGCGGCGGAGATTCGGCTGCAGCGGCAGTGCTTCGGGCTGTCGCCGATCGACCGGCGCCGGTTGCAGTGGGAGATCGAGCGCACCGACGAGGCGCAGGAGCGGGGACGCAAGCGCCGCTCGGCGCAGGCAAGCCCACCGGCGCCGAAGAAGTCGTCCGACCCGCGGGCGCTGCTGCGCTCGGTGTCGTGACGGGGCTGATCGTCCCGCCGCTGGACGAGGAGCCCTGGCCGACGCTCGGCCCGCAGGTGTGTGACCTGATCGAGTCCGGGGCGTGTTTCGGCCCGGGTGATCTGCGCGGTCAGCCGGCGAAGATTGACGACGAGAAGCGCGCGCTGATCTACCGCATGTACGAGGTGTACCCGCGGGATCATCCGCGCGCCGGCAAGCGGCGGTTCAAGCGGGTGTGCATCTCGCTGCGCAAGGGCACGGCGAAGACGGAGCTGGCGGCGTGGATCGCGTTCGCCGAGCTGCACCCCGAGGGGCCGGTCCGCTGTGACGGGTGGCGGCGGCAGGGGCGTACGTGGGTGCCGGTCGGCCGGCCGGTGCGTGACCCGTACATCCCGATGATCGCCCACACCGAGGAGCAGACCGAGGAGCTGGCGTACGCCGCGCTGCTGGTGGTGTGCTCCGAGGGTCCGGACGCGGACCTGTTCGACGTCACGCTTGAGCGGATCACCCGGGCGAACGGCGAGGGTAAGGCGGTCGCGCTGGCGTCGGCGCCGGACTCGCGTGACGGTGCGCGTACCACGTTCCAGCACGCTGACGAGCCGCACCGGTTGAAGCTGCCCCGCCAGGTGCAGGCGTGGCAGACGATGCTGCAGAACATCCCGAAGCGGCCGATGGCTGACCCGTGGTCGCTGTCAACGACCACCGCCGGTGTGCCGGGTGAGGGCTCGGTTGCGGAGATCGAGCGGGAGTACGCCCTGCGGGTGGTCGAGGGCAAGGCCCGTGATCCGCAGCTGTTCTATTTCCATCGCGAGGCGAGCCCGAAGCACGACCTGGACACCGACGAGGGGCTGCGGGCCGCGATCATCGAGGCGTCCGGCCCGGCGGTGGCGAAGTGGTCCGACATCGACTCGATCGTTTCGCTGTACCACCAGGTCGACACCGACAGGGCGTACTTCGAGCGGGTCTGGCTTAACCGCTGGGTGGCGTCGTCGCGGCAGGCGTTCGACCCGGTGCGCTGGGGCGAGCTGGCCCGGGACGTGCGGGTGGATGACGGCGAGCCGATCGTGATCGGGTTCGACGGCGCCCGCTGGCGTGATGCGTGCGGGTTCGTGGCCACCCACATCGAGACCGGGCTGCAGTGGCCGCTGGCGGTGTGGGAGAAGCCGGTCGACGGCGCGAAGGTTGAGGCCGACGCCGACGAGTGGGAAGTCACCGATGAGCAGGTCGACGGTGTGCTCGCCGAGGCGATGGACCGCTGGCGGGTGTTTCTCGTCTACGCCGACCCGCCGCGGTTCGAGGCGAACATCGCCCGCTGGGCCGGCCGGTACGGTGAGAAACGGGTGGTGGAGTGGTACACCAACCGGCCCCGGCAGATCGGCGTGGCGATGCGCGCGTTCAAGACCGCGCAGACCTCCGGCGAGCTGACCCACAACGGGAACAAGGACTACGCCCGGCACATCGCCAACGCCCGCCGCGGCGACCTGAAGATCCTCGACGACGATGACACGCCGCTGTGGACGATCTACAAGGAGCGGCCCGACTCGCCCAAGTACATCGACCTGGCGATGGCTGGCTGCCTGTCGTGGCGTGCCCGGCTCGACGCTCTCGCCCGTGGTGGCTGGCAGAAGAAGCCACGCAAGCTGATCGTGATGAGGTGAGGTGACGACCCGTGCCGCTACCCGACACGGAACTCGGCTGGGTCGAGGTCCTGTCACGCCGCCACGACGCCGAGATCCCCGAGCTGGAGGACCTGGACCGCTACTACGAGGGCACCCAGCCGCTGACCTACATGCACCCCGAGATCTACCGGGAGCTGCACGACCGGATCAAGCCGGTCATCATCGCCTGGCCGCAGCTCGTCGTCGACTCGGTCGAGGAGCGGCTGGACGTTGAGGGGTTCCGGCTGCCGGACGAGGACTCGGCCGACGATGACCTGTGGCGGGTGTGGCAGTCCAACGACCTGGACGAAATCAGCCAGCTCGGGCATGTCGACGCGCTGGTGATGCGTCGCTCCTATGTGGCGGTGGGCACCAACGAGGCCGACCAGGACACGCCGCTGGTGACGGTGGAGTCGCCGCTGGAGGTGTTCGCCGACATCGACCCCCGCACCCGTAAGGTGCGGGCGGCACTTCGGCGGGTGGCTGAGGAGGATTCGATCGTCCGGGTCGCCGACCGCTACGCCACGCTGTACCTGCCCGACCGGACCGTCTGGTACCGGTGGAGTTCGGGCCGGTGGGTCGAGGAGGGCCGCGACGAACACCGGCTCGGCGAGGTGCCGGTGGTGCCGCTGATCAACCGGGCCCGGCTGCACTCCACCTCGACCGGGGCGTGCCGGCTGCAGTACGGGGTTAGTGAGCTGGCGCCGATCATCCCGCTGTCGGACGCGGCGAACAAGCTCGCCACCGACATGATGCTCGCCGCGGAGTTCGTGGCGATCCCGCTGCGCGGCTTCTGGGGTCTCGAGCCCGCCGACCTGCAAGACGAGCAGGGCAACAAGCTGACCGCGCTGCAGGCCATCATGGGCCGGTTCCTGGCGCTGACCAACGAGGGCGGCCGAGAGTTCCAGTTCCAGGCCGCGAGCCTGTCCAACTTCCACGAGTCGATCAACCAGCTTGCCCGGCTCGTCGCCTCGGTCGCTGGGCTGCCGCCGCACTACCTTGGCTATTCGACGGACAACCCAGCGAGCGCTGACGCGATCCGCTCGAGCGAGGCCCGGCTGGTCAAACGGGCAGAGCGTAAACAGCGGGCTTTCGGCGGCTCGTGGGAGCAGGTGATGCGGCTCGTGCGCCGGTTCCAGTCCGGCGACTGGGATCCGCGGCTGCTGCGGCTGGAGACGGTGTGGCGGGACGCGTCCACCCCGACGGTTGCGCAGGCAGCCGATGCCGTGGCCAAGAAGCACGCGGAGGGAATCATCACCACCCGCCAGGCCCGCGAGGACCTGGGCTACACGGCCACGCAGATCGCCCGGATGGAGGCCGACGACCGACTCGACGCCGAGCGGCTGATCGGCAACCCGGCCCCCGAGTCAGCGACCTGACGTGGCGACCCTCGCCGACGCCCGCCGCTACCACCGAGACCTGACCCGGCTGAGCCGGCAGGTCACCACGATCGTGCTGCGCCTGTGGCGGCGTGTCGACAGGGGCGACATCTCCGACTCGTGGCTGCGGCTGCTGCCCGACGCCGCCGCAGCGGTGGTTGCGGGGCAGACGGTGGCAGCCGAGATGGCCGACCCGTACCTGACCCGCCAGCTCGTCGACGCCGGACTGGACCATCCGCGCATCGCCCCGGACGGGTTCGTCGGGCCGATGGGCGGCGAACCGCCGGTCGAGGACCTGCTGTACCTGCCGGCGATCGACGCCAAGCAACGCATCGCCACCGGAGCGTCACCGCGTGGCGCGCTGCGGCTGGCCGAGATACCGCTGGCCATGTACGCCCGCACAGTCGTCACCGACGCCGGCCGGCTGTCCACCGCGCCAGGCATGGGGGCCAGGCCGCACACCCCCGGCCTCTACCCGATGCTGCAGCCCC